GAGCGAAATGCGCGAACCCTGCCGTGCAATCACAAATTTCACACGGCGTGCATCAATCGCTGGAAGCGCCAAGGTAACTATACATGTCCGGTGTGTCGCAGGGACTTTGACATTCCAGAGTACAATATCACGGTCATCATAGAGGCAAGAAGCACAAGGGAAAGGATGGTCACGACCAATCTTCGGAGCAGTCAGATGGTGGGAAGAAATCTCGCCGAGACCTTCGATCTCCCCAGGGATAATGAAATTGAGTACATGACCGAAATTGTGGTCGATGCTGAAAATATGGAAGAACTCAGGTCTGCGCTGATAAACGACCTTGGAATTGACATTAGTGAAATTAATATGAATGTAAATAATAGTAATGGGTCCGAAACTTCTCCCTAGGTCTGGCTACGAGCCCAAATACAGAGGCGAGGAATGGTCCAGGGACGCTATGGTTCAAGCCACACACAATTGTTATTCCTACTTTCTGGATGACCTTCGCATTTATCCCCGTGCCGGCAAGCCACAGCCAGGTCTGTATGCCATGGGTGCTGGATACAACAATGCAGTGACCTGTGAGTCCGTGAAGAGGCGCGTGCTGGCGGACAACCCAAGGCACGTCATCACGTGGTCTCTGGAAAAGGCCAAGGACAAGTGTCCCAAAGGTCACTACAAGGGATTTCTGGCGGTGAACAGTTGGGGTCAGGACTATCACTTCTATCGCCAAGATTCCGACGGAACTTGGTCGCACAAACCTGGTGGAACGGCGGTGTCCAGAACGGACGCGAGCAGAAAGCGCATCTATAATCCAGTGACCGCGGATCGCATGTACGGAAAACGAGGAGGCATCGACTATGACAAGCCATGTACCTTTTTCTGTGTGAGGAAGTCGCTCAAGACCGTGAGTTCAGGTAACTTCATCACTCCGACGTCGGTCCTCAAGAATCCAAGAAAAAACCTCAACAAGTAATAGTATGATTAACTTGACCCCATTGAATGGCGTTGATCAGGACCCCATCCCGTCTGCGGACGTGCGAACGAGTATGATCACTTCCATGCACAAGACCACGACTCCTTTGAACGCCGCCTTCTTTCAGCAGGCGAATCTGGAACGCATCCAGGCGATGCTCCGGAAGCAGTTCAAGGACGAGACGGGTCTTTCCATCGACCGGCAGAATCCCCGCGATGTGATGACCTTCATGCGCTACGTCTACATCAACAACGCAATGAACCCTTATGACAACATCGCTGCTCAGATGGCTCGCATGAACCAGCAGGTGGTCGATAAGATGCTTCCACAGGTTCGCGAAGGCGTCTCTGCATACATCCTCTATATCCGTGACGCTTCAACCAATTACGTGCCCAACCCTCTTCCTAAGAATACCACATTGGCAGGCAAAAGTCTTCCGATCAACAATCGTATTGGAATGGGAGGGATGTATTAAATATTTGTCACCAAAGAATACTTAGTATGATCATAGGATGGAAAAGACATTTCCTATCAAAAGTTTCTCAAGAAAGACCTTGTATAATCGTTCTTGATGAACTTCCTGAAAAGAAAGAAATACAAAAATGCAACAACCGAAAGGTTTGCAAAGCTATATGTCTTAATGGTAATTCATGTACACATAAACCACAGACCGGTCTCGAGTTCTGTAAAAGACATTTAAAGATTTATGAACCTTAAGTATCAAAATATGTATTTGGATATACAACTTGGTGACGGTGTCATTCTCGCGGAATTGATCGAGGAGAAGGAAAATACAGTGTCGGTTTCTTGTCTAGAAGAAACGGATAACGAAGGTCATTACTCGTTTAGAAGTCCTGTCTGGATAAGCAAAGAACATATAGTACGTCTTTATTCTATTTTCAGAGACATTGATAGATTAGGATATGAAGAGGTAGGTGATAACCTTTACATATCAGTTGATGCTTCAGACAAAGATTTTGTCCCATCATCTTCTGATGATGAAGAGGATGAAGAAGACGACTATACATCACTTTGTTCAGATGATTCTTTAAACTAGCTGGCCTACGTTGTTATGGTATTACAAAAAGTGGTTGGAGGTGCACGAGAAAAGGTAGTTGCAACACGAGCATGATGGGGTTTCCAGTTGTGTTTTGTCGCTCGCACAACAATATGTCCCAATTGAAATTTATCATGCCATGGTTGATAAGAGGTTACGTTCATACACACTATGATCGTGACGTATTTCTGTGGCATAGAGTAAAAATGTTCGTTCGCATCATGTTTCTTGAACTCCAACCAGCCATAACAAACGTAGGCGATGTCGTAAAAACATTCTTTGATAGAATAAGATTTCCAAAAAAGAAAAAGAAGATGTGTGTGGTGTGCTACGAAAACAAGAGACCTGTGAAGATAAATTGCAAGCACAACATCTGTGTCTCTTGTTTGAATAACATTGTATATTTGAACAGCAACTACGCATTTAAATGCCCCATGTGTTCGAGAGTTTTACTTGGGGAAATATCGACTGAATAGTAGTTTTTGGTATTTTTTGAAAATTAACGTTTTTTCTTGACAGTTCGTAAGGAGGACTGGGTTTTTCAGTTTTTACGTAAGAAAATTTATGCGGAAGTAATGTAGGTATAAATATTTTATTTTCAATTTGTTCTTTTAAACTTGGATACTTTTCTAGTAATTTTTTTTCATTATCAGTGCGTTTTCTTAGTGGAACTTCATGTGTAATTTCACCAAAACCTCCCACGTAACGTATATCCGCCTGTCTCTTGGTTTTAGGTTGTTTGTATTTCACAATGATTACAATATCCATGCTTCTTATACATTACTTGGAAGAAAATTCACGACAAAGTTCACGGGCATTTTTGTATGTTTATCTTGCCATCTAGTAATCTTACCTATTTCACTCATAAATTGAGTATCGGTTTCTTGTTTATTTTTTTCAATTTGCTCCAATAGTTGTGTACGTTCTGCATTGCGTTTCAATGCCAACTTTCTGGATTCTTCTGCTATCCGTTCAAATTTCAATCTCGTTGCTGCATCACTTGCTTCTTGTGCCTTTTTTGTCGCAGTAGCTTCCAAAGCAATAGTCGCCATAATTGTCTTTCTTAAGGCATTGGTTTTATTTTGTGAATAAGCAATTGCCTCATTTTTCGCAGCTAAACGTGCCTCTGCTTCTGCTCTTGCCTGTGCCGCTGCTCTTGCTTGTGCCGCTGCTGCCTCTGTTCGACGTCTCTGTCTCTCCAATTGAAGTTGACGTTCCACTGCGGCTCTCTTCGCCGTCTCCAGAGCTATCCGCGCCAAACTCCTTGCCTTTGCCTCCGCCCTTGCCCTTTCCGCTGCCGCTTGGTGGACCCTTAGCGCTGCCGCTGTCTCTTGACGTTTGCGTTCCTCTTCCTGTCGTTGTTTTTGTCTTGCAATTAAAGTAGAAAGGGTCAAAAAACTAAAGCCCATCGTATTCTATTAATTAGGTTGACTTTTTTTTCAGTGTACCTGGTCCTTTGCTTCTGTCTATGACAACATTAAAGGAATGTCCTCCTGGTAGGTAAAATGACTGCTCGTCTTGTGTAATTACTATATCACCAGTAGGGAGTGGTGCACGTTTTTTGACTGCTTCAATAAGTTTAGTGTAATTTTTGAAATTACTTAACTCTGCCGATTGTAATATTATCTTTTTCTTTGTGTCATCGGGAAGTTCATCCCAGTCTGGTACGAAAAATTTCCATCTTTCCTGATTTTTTTCTTCTTCAAAAGCCTTATTTTGTTTTTCTTCAAGTACCTTGATTTCTTCAATTTGTCTAGGATCTAAACCTTCTCTGATCAAAAGAGTAGATATCAAACCGACGATTGAAAATAATGCAATTAAATACATCCTAATATTATTTGATAAAATGTTCTATACTAAACTTTGGACGAACCAAACTTTTCACTTTGTCTTTCACACCACAGAGGTTCCACACATGGATTGGGTGGCATTCAAAGAAGACGTGAGAAGTTGTTTCAAGAAGGAGCAGTTCAATTTCCTGTTTGATTTTTCAGACGTAAAGGTAGTTCAAGTCGCGACCATTCCGCGACTGATATGGGAGTTCAGTTCGTTGATGCGCGAGTTGAAACCAAAGACAGAGAAGCAGGTCATCCGTTCGGCGATCGTGACCAACCCGACATTTTTCACATTCAAGTTCATCGAAAGCATCATATGGATGTACAGGAACGTGAGACCCATCAGCGTCGTCAGGACGTTGCCTGAAGCGTATGATTTTCTCGGGTAATACTAATATGGATCTCCGCACGGACTCCGAGGTTCACTACCTTTATATCGAAGGAATGTCAAATGTCTCAACGAGACAGTTCCAAGAAGTTTACCGAAATATCTACCAGGTGGATTTGGTTTATGCTGAGGCGACGGTTTTCACCGGAGACAACTCGATCGTCTATGACATTGAGGAACTTCGTACGCCTTTCACCGACAGTGCAGTGACGGCAGGTGCCGACAGCTCAAAGATTCGGGGGTTCTTTGCCACCGTTCCTCCCAACGGCGTGGCTGCCGGTTCTGTTCGATACTTCCAAGAGAATGCTGATTTCAAATACAGTGTTCAATACAAGAATCCGGTGAGCTTCGATAAACTCACTATTCGTGTATTGGACAGTGCAGGAAGTCTTGGAACGGCAGCTGGTCACAAACTTCTGTTGAGGGTCCACATGGGGAATCCCAATATGCGCCCTCAGATGCCTGTAGATTGGCGTAATGAAAATAATCAAATCTTCGAGCCTGATTCTTTAGGACTGCTTGGGAACTAAAATGATTGGACGCGGTTTGACAGCCTTCTGACGGAGATTAGGAGCGATGTCATCTTTTACAAATTTGCATGTCACCTTCAACATGAATGAATTCTCGTTCAATCCTTGAAAATTGATAAGTGACCCATCGGATTTCCTCCATCTCACAGTGACTCTGGACAACTGTGAAATAGGAGGGTAAAAGTCTACACCGTAACTGTAGTCATTTGTTTCGGAGAAATGTTTTATGCCACCCGAACTTACATCCATGACGATTGGACCAAAATTGTTCTGTGATGCCGACGTGCTAAATGAGTTTGCCTCAATCTTTTGAGCCTGATGCATTCTTCCATTGTTTAACTCATTTATATCCAAATATACATAGTTATCTGCCGTGAGATTGATAAGCTGATCCGACTTTATGAAGAAATTTTCACGATACCTGTCGTTGTTTGCATAAAGCGGAAATGTTGCCGTGGCGTTGGAAAGATCCTGAACTTCGACAGCCGTCCTCGTGCTCGTGTCACTGAAACCCATAAGATTCGCCAGTAAGGCTGAAGGCTTCAAATCAAAAGCAGAATAAGCATCCGACCTTAGAAATACATATCTCCCCTCATTAGACAAATAAGTGACATCAATCCCTGACACTGGATTGATTGCATTCTGTATTTCGGCACCGAGACCAGTGGCCGAGTAGAATCCATTGGGTATTGAAAATGAATGCAAAGAATTGGTTTCCAGATTGCTAACTTGGATGATATTAGAACCGTCCACGACATTCTGAATGACGTTCGGCACTGAAGCCTGGATCAATTCCACCCTCGTGACGTCGCGGATGGGATTCGTCATATGCATGGTATAAGAATTACCCGAGGGATACAGAGTCGTGTCCCTGAGATTTGAGTTGACCACGAGGTAATGCGTCTCCATGTTATTACTATTCAATCAGATTTTACTTGGACTTAAAAAGCGTATCCCAACCACGCGGAAGTTTTCCAGGGATGAATGATAGAATCCAAATGATGAAGTAGACGAACCATATGACAATCATGGCTCCACTTAATGCGGTGCCTTTGTTACCGTATATTTTGTTCTTAATAAATCCTGTATCAGCACTAGGACTGATAGCCTGAAGAACATCCGTAAAAATACTCAAGTAACTGTTACTGTTGGGAATAATGAGCGCCGCCGCGGAACCCGCCATCAGTCCTATATAGGCCGCCTGCCATATCATCCATGGCTCCTTTTTGTTTTTATTGTCCCCGACCAGGAGTGCGTAAACGAAACTCGATACAATGAATGAAACCAGCATATTAATACCCGCATTCTTTCCAATCGCCATGGCCGGTATTATGGATATGAGCAACGTCACCAGACCACCGGTCGGCGTCCACCAGCCCAAAACGGTTCCGTAGTTTATGAAGAATGATAAACAAATTCCAAAAACAAGTACACCAAATCCAATGCTACCAATCAAGGCTTCTTCACTATATGTTCCAATTTTTCCAGCATAAATAAGGGATCCTGCCGCTATATAACTTCCCAAAAGACCAATGATCAAACTAATCAAAAATGCCACATATCTCGCATTTTTGTTTTTTGGGTCTTTGACATTGTCGTCTATATGTAAAAATCCAAACATAATTGCAGCAAAGATTAAACCAAAAAACGGAGGCCAACCCAATACTGCTGTGGGAAATGAAAAACCCAAGGTCATCATGACCAGATCCGCCCAAGATAAATAATTCTTAAGTGGGTCCTGATCCATATCTAATATCAGGGACTAAAAAATATTTTCATATAGTAGATGTTATTCATTCTTTTGACAATCATACTTTCCTATCTGTACATGTTCCTGAGATCCACTTCACCGGCTTTCATGGACGCAACCATTTTACCTGCACTAATTTGGTCCATTGCCTTGGCGGTTTTTAGGATGTTCAGTTTCCTCTCAACCTTGGGTCTTCTTTTCGGAATTCCAGCACTGGCATTTATGTGGCAGGTGGTCTACATATGGATCAGCTATGTGTCTGAAAAATCTGGAAATAAGAATTTGAAAAAGAAATTTGACGATTTTATTTATGCCGTACTCGCGCCGGTGAGGGCCATCGTGAGTCTGTGGAATGAAATTATTGGAGCACTTGGTTTTATGATTAAAAGTGTGAGCAGTGCGTGGAATGCGGCAGTAAAAGGTATGGATGACGCGTGGAAGTTTTTTACCGATAAAGTCGCCGGCCTTTGGAATGAGTTGGTCAAAGTTTCCAAAGACCTGTGGGATCAAACCATCGAACTTCTCCGACTGATCGTTACATTAGGAGGCACCATCAACAAGGACATAGTACCTCCACTCCCAGAACAATTCGTGGAAACCGAATACCCTCGTTCGAGTTCCCCACAGCTGGAATCGGTCGGACAAACGTTTGAACAACAGGCAGCATCCATCGTTTCAGCCGCAAGTTTTTTTAGATGATGTTATTAGTATGGAATACATTTACACGGCATTTTTTACAATTATTATCGGCATCGTCATGAAGCTTACTAATCCGGTGATGTTCCTTTTGTATTACCCTGTAACTAAATTAGTATTCAAGGTAATAAAAAAGGATACTAAAAAACTTGATGACTTTTACCTGGCCATCCCAAATTTTTTCAATTTTACCAAAATCATCGACTTCATATTCAACTGGATTATTAAGCCGCCCATCACTGCACTCACGGCAATTGTAAATTTTATTTCAAAAGCCGTTATCTTCATGTTTAACAAGGTTCCAACATATGTTTTTAATCTAATAAGCAATGCAATAAATTTGTTCGTGATAAATCCACTCAAGTGGCTGAAAAATTATTCTACACAATGGACTGATTGGATTATCAGTGGGAAGGCAAGTGACTATGTGATTGAAATAATAATGGGCACTATCAATTTTTTGATATTTCAGATTCAAGAAATGTTAAATACTGGTTTAAAAGCGGCTAACAATGCATCTGGTGGGATTATTCCAGAAATAAAATTGAAAAATGTTAATTTGCCTATGGATGCATATGTTCTTCAGGGACGATTTTAATCTGATAATATGTTAGATGGAAGACATCAAAGACTGGTATTTTCACTTTGATAAAAAGTTACTAATTATTCCAGAGAAGATTACAATTTTCATTAATGGAATTGGTTCAGCCCTATTGAATGTGATCTACTCAATATGTGGTGCCTTTTTAGACCTATTGACGAACCAGTTACAAAAAATAATCAATTACCTCAATGAAAAAGGAAAATCATTCGCCGATTCCATAAAATGGGTATCAGATATTGGCACAAAGATTACAGACTACTTTGATTCGCTTGTAACTTGGACAAGCACGAAGGCTATTGAGTTTTTCACTAGCATCGTGGAACCCATAATATTGATTTTTCTTGATATGATTGCTAAAATGTTTAAAGATATTTCTTATGGTTTATTGACTATACCAGGACAAATTATTGTAAGAATTGTTGAAAATGTAATACCAAATGCTTTAAGGGATCTTATTCCAGACAAGGACTGGAATAATTTTATGAGGTCATTACGTAGCGCAGGAAGTTCATTCTTTGACCCTGTACGTACTTTATTAGACGAAATGCCAGAACTTGTCTAAGGCTTCCACGCTAGGAACCACGGCAGGATCAACAACCCCAATGCCAAGATCACGAGGTCAATTTTAAGTACCTTGTTCTTGATATCGGGACACCAATTCTTGTACTTCTGGATCTGCTCGCTGTCCTTGGGCTTGGCCCACCAGTAGAACAAAGCCAGGTAGGTCGGTCCGAGATTGCGCTGACACTGATACCAGTGATCGTACCACGCCAAAACGATGTAAGGGAAATAAAGAAGGCCCAACAGCACCCACTTGTTCTTCGGTGGAAGATACCAATACCCACCCGCCAACGCCAACGTGAACCAGATGCACTTCCAGTTCGCCACGGGCTGCGTCTTGTCACACTCCTTGTGATCGTGATCTTCCATTTATAATAATTAAAGAAAAGAATCTATACATTAATATCAAAAACATGCAAACCTTAGTTGTTCAGAAGATGCATTCTGATGCTATGTTACCGACACGGGGCACAGAACTTTCTGCGGGCTATGATCTTTATGCCTGTTCGGACTGCGTGGTCCACGAGGGTAAGAGGTTCGTGGTTCCCACGGGGATCCGAGTCAAGATTCCCGAAGGATGTTACGCTCGCATTGCCAGTCGTTCGGGACTGACCGTCAAGCATGGAATCGAGGTGGGTGCCGGAGTCATCGACAGGGATTATGAGGGTGAAATTCGGGTCGTTCTTTTCAACCATGGAAACCGCCCGTTTCACATTAAGCAGGGTTATCGCATCGCTCAGATGATTCTGGAGCGTTATGAGCATTGTGACCTTGTTGAGGACCCGGATCTGTATCCACAAATTCCCATTCAGGATCCTCCGGTGGCTCCCGACCCGTCAGAAATCCCAGACCCTCAGTTCAAACCAGACCTGATTGATCACGCGAGGAATCAAGGTCTCGGACCTAGGAGCGTGGGAGGTTTCGGTTCCACTGGGGTTTAAACAAAAAAACACTATATTAGTTAAATGACGTTCTTTCCTGCACTTTATGGCAAAGATGCCAAAGGAAAGACTCGCATTTGGCAAGTCGAGGTCGTCAATGGAATGATTAGACGAACCACAGGTCTTATCGATGGTAAAAGATCTGTGACGGAACGCCCTCCCGATGCCAAACGCAAGACTCCCATTGAAGAGCAAGCCGCTCAGATGTGGCGAAAACAAGTCAAGTTGGGGTACATGGACAATATTCAATTGAGATCCGAAGTTGTACTGAGACCCATGCTACTCTACTCGTTCAGTTCAAGATCCTATGGGATCGACGGCGACATTCGCTTCCAGCCCAAGTTGGATGGTGTCAGGATGCTTGCCGGATTTTCGGGTGGTGGACTCTTGCTCCAGTCCAGGAATGAACAGAGGATTGAACATTTGACCCACCTGGAAAAGGCACTGGAAGGAAAGTTGGAGGAGGGCGAGTTCTTGGACGGTGAACTCTTCTGTAAGGACTTGGATTTCGAACAGATCACCAGTGCCGCCCGTGGTTCAGAAAGTCCATACGCATCCAAGTTGGAGTTTCACTGCTTTGACTATTTTCGTCTCAGTCAATTGGAAATGCCCTTCATGGAACGCTACGAGAGGCTCAAGGAAATCATCAAGTCAATCAAACATCCCATGATCAAGATTGTTCCAGCCTATCAAGGGACCGCCAAGGACGCAGACAGGTATCATGACAAGTTTGTGGCAGAGGGTCACGAGGGTGTGGTGGTGCGCGTGGCCGAAAGTCCCTACTTGCTCAATAAACGGTCGTCCCAGTGCATCAAGTACAAAAAGATGATGACCGAAGAGTTTGAAATCGTGGGTGCCGAGGAGGCAGAAGGTAAAGACCGCGGGACACCCATTTGGATCTGCGAGACCAAGGACGGAGACACATTCAAGGCCCGACCCAAGGGAACCATGGAGAGCCAAAGGGAGTTGTGGAAGAACCGAGGGAAGTTGATGGGTGAAATGCTCACCGTTCAATTTCAGGGACTCACCCAAGATGGAGTTCCACGCTTCCCCGTGGCACTCGCCGTAAGAAATTATGAGTAATATTAATATAATGGTTTCACCAGAACAATTACATAGTCTCAGATTGTCACGACCAAATCTCATGTTGATTCACGTAGGTTCACAGAAGCATTTTAATAATTGCAGGCTTCCAAACTCGATCAACTTTCCCATGGCAGAGTTTGATCGAATCAATGCGGTTCTTGCTGGTGAAAATGACCCCCAGCGGATTGAAAAGAGATCCTACGAAGAGAAGGTGCTTCGGGAGCGATCTGATCGCCTGTTGTTGGCACGGGCTAGGGTGATTACAGCAACCGACGATGCCAACAGTGCTCGGATAGCAGAGAACAGTGCCAGAATTGTTTTTGAACAAGTGAGACCTTTGAGGAACATCGAGCCCATGGAATTTGCCGAGAAGACCAAAAAGTTTGAAAACGCAACCAATTTGAAGATCAACAAAGAGACCGAGTTGGAGAGGGCTTTCAGGATGTATGACGCCGAGGTCGCTAGACAGAATGAGCCGATCGTGATGCCGACGATGAAGCCAGATACTCCAAATGAACCACCCAAAAATGTCAAAAACGTAACTTACATGGATGTCGAAAAGCGAGGGGAAGGACTCTTTTCGGGAACCGGTCGAACGTTCCCCGGCTTCGACCAAGCCATCGTGCTCTACGGAAACAACAAACATTCGCTGGTTGCCAAGATGGCCAAGGTTCACATGAATCAATATGGTTTCACCAATATATTTGTTCTTGAAGATGGTTTGGAAGGGTGGAGGGACAAGGGTCTCCCAGTGGAGGGAGATTGTGATGTGATGTTAATTAGAGAATACATTCGTTAGTAGGATAAATGTCAGAAATCCGCGTTGAGAAGCATGGATTCGTACGTCTTGTCGATACAATGCCGAGGGAGGATCTTGACCATGCCATAGTGCAGGCCGCCCGAGTGTCGTATGGAGAAGGCACCAAGAGTGTTCGGAGTGATCGCGGATTAATTCGCTACCTGCTCCGTCACGCCCACACGACCCCTTTTGAGATGGTCGACTTCAAGTTTCACATTAAGATGCCAATCTTTCTGGCTCGGCAGCATATGCGTCATCGGACCGCCAGCATCAATGAGATTTCGGGTCGCTACTCGCAGTTGCCCGAGGAGTTCCACGTTCCGGCCGAGTTCCGTGGTCAGTCCAAGGTGAACCACCAAGGTTCCGACGGAGTCCTGGATTCACCCGAGTCCATGGTTCTTTTGAGGGACCAGAAGGCTTCGTGTGAACAGGCATTTGAGGTCTATCAAAGGCTCTTGGATCACGGAGTTGCCCGAGAGACGGCACGGGAACATCTACCTCTGTCGACCTACACCGAATTCTACTGGAAGATCAATCTACACAATCTTCTTCACTATCTGCGTCTCAGGATGGACAGTCATGCCCAACCGGAGATCCAGTTGTACGCCAAGGCGATGTACGATCTGGTGAAGCCACTGATTCCAGCTGTCGCCGAAGCCTATGAGGATTACATTCTCGGATCCGTCACCCTTTCTAGATTGGACCTTGCGAAAATAAAGCAAAATCTTCTTGAGGGGAAACATGAACCCTATCCTTCACAGAGTGAGGAACTAGAGTTTTTAGAGAAGCTCCGCGTTCTTGGGGTTGTCTAGACTTGTTCGGCGGCTTGTATCGTTCACCGGGAGCAAGTTCGCGGGGTTCATAGGTCTTGGGCGGAGGAATGACCGGTTTTGGTTTAGATTCTTTCGGAATCACAACCTCTTCATTTGTTTCCTTTTCCTGTGAAGAAGCCGAGATGATTGTCTGAATTCTTTTCCATGTTTCTTCATCAAGTTCTCCTCCACCCAATTCATCTTCGCGGAATCCGTAAGAAAGGTAGATCGCCATGCGTTCTTCAAACGTCTTTCCTTCGAGTTCCACTATGAGCTGTTGACATTGTTTATTTGTTATGACATGGTGTTTGTGCAGAGCCATTCCACATCCTTCCACCGGACAAGGTGGATAGTAACGTCGCGCATTAGTTTCGCAACGCTTGTGACAAAATTCATCTCGGTCACTCAAGTGGACATCAAGTTTATCAATTATAAATCTATTACATATTGAACATTTTGTGAATGGAATTAGGTTGCGACGACACTCGTGATGAACGTGATGACCACAACGAACGTTGGCTTTACAGACAAACGAAATATCTTCACCACAGATACTACACATTCTAAATATCTTCCATGTCTTTTCTTTAACGCTTCATCACAGTGCCACACATCCTGCAGGTGATGAACAAGGTCATGGGCTCGTCTGCTGAGCGTGTCTGCTTTTCCACGTATGTGGTCTTCATGGATTTGCACTTGCCACACTTGAACATCCCGTCCTCGTATTCCTCTGGCTTCTTCTCGACCACCTCCTTCTTGGGTTGCTGATACCAAAGGTCCCATATCTCCTTGGTGTCAAAGGTATTGGGTTTGAGTTCGCCGTTCTTGATCCTGTCCAAAAACTTGGACTTGTCGTTGTTGCGAATCGCGTAGATCAATGATCTCATCCTGTTCGCGTAGAGGCGTTTGAACTCTGGATTCTTCCAGTTTGCCCGTGTGTCGTTCTCGCTGATGACCGTGGCGTTTTTGAAAGGCTTTGGCACTTCGACCATGTAGTCGCTCAGGTTTGATGAGATGTGTTCCGAGAGCTTGGCATGCTCAGCTTTGAGTTCTTCGTTCGCATGTTTCTTGTCTAAGAATGATGCCCTTTCGGCACGCACCCAACACTCTTTGGAGTTGATGAAGATGTCTCGCTGTATCTGAACCAGACTGGTCATCGTGTCCCTGCGAACTTGTGTGAGTTTCTCGTGTATCTTTTCCATCTTACCAAAACGTTTCATGTTCAGAAGGTGCAAAAGTCTCTTGAGGATGCGCTTCTTCTTGGGGATGTCAGGAAGGTCGAGGTATTCTTCTTCCTGGCCGATGAAGACCTTGGGCTTGAAGGAAGGTCGCCGAATAAAGTAGCGTTCAAGTTTTTGGTTGATCATGGACAAACCCTTCATCTCGTTCTCCATCTCTTCGATATCTTTCTTGACTAAAGTGAGAAGTCGGTTGAGTCGTGCCTGGTCCAGAAGTCTTTTGCTGACCTTTTTGATGGGTGGCACAAAGGTTTCACCAACCATCTTGTTCTTGATCTCCAAAAGGCGTTCCTGCTTTTCCACCAGTGGTGTTTTGCGCCTGACCACTCCACTTTCAGTAACGTCAAAAATGTAGTTCCTCTTGGCGAGATATTCCGTCCAAACCTTTGAGTTGAACTTTTGTAACTCCTTCATGTTTTCGTTCACGTCGCCGGGTTTCATTTGCTTGATGCACCAGTTCTTGGCGCCCTTGCTGAGGTGAGTGGCCAGCGCATCCGCCTTGCTCTCGCTCACCAACCCCGAGTCAATGAGCGCGGTCGTCGTGAGTGCGATGGATTTGGTCTCCATTGTGTCCCTTGATTCCAATGCCCAAATGGGCATTGTTTTTCTTCCTGAATAATTATTTCAACTTCTTCACTTGCAGGGCTTGGGAGTTCCTATTTCGCCTGACCTCATTGGGATCCTGACCCGGTTTGGTGGCGCCTCCTGCCTTTTTATAGGTCTTCTGGTGGAGGCTCCAGAATTGTTGCGAACCCACGCGGAAGTTCTGATGGATCTTTGCCTTGTACCAGAACACACAGTCCTCGATCCGGTTTGACTTGGATGTATTGTCCAGCACCAGTACCTCGTAATTTTCAGTACACGCCGTCATCACCTGATTGAACATGTCAAAGTTTGGGAAGATACCAAAGAATGCCTTGTACAACTTTTCTCGGTTCTGGATCACATTTTCTCGCGCGATGAACACATAGTCCACATTGGCTCGAAGATCCGGGCTGAGGTCCATACAGTACTGCATCGTCAACATGAAAAAGATCTTCCAGTGGCGACCGTTCATGAAGCACTGGCGAATGCAAGAGTCTTTTAGGAATTTTCTATCATACATGCAGTCGTCCATCAATATGAAAGCTCCGATGTCCCTGGACGTCAGTTCCTTTTTCCCTGGTGGCGGTTTCATGTTTACCATCTTCCTTTGCCTATCGATGACCCTCTCGATGATGTCCTTGTCATATTCACCATAGATGAACAAGTCCGGAATGAATTGCTGATACCAGTGATTGCCTTCCTCGGTCGCCGACATCACCACGCCTGCAGGGAGGTGCTTTTTATGATAGAGAATATCTGTCACCAAGGTTGACTTTCCTGTGCCACGCTTGCCAATAAACACACATACCTTATCGTCGCCCATTGAAGCGGGATTGAATTTTTTGAGTTGAATGTTCATATCTAATAGTCGTATGTATTTTTTGAAATCTTTTTTTGACACATCATAATAGTATGCGGCTTGCCGTCACAGGATACCAAGACACCTTTTTAACTGGAGATCCACAACAAAGTTTCTATCAAAAGGTGTTTACGAACCGCGCAGGTTACACGACCGAGAACCTTCGTCTGGCTTTCAATTCCGATATTCGTTTTGGAGGATCGAGTATTTGTACGATAGACAATGACACCTGTGATATCATAACGGGTTTCTTTCTAAATTTTAGATATGCAAACACACAGATAGTCCCACAGGATGCCGCTCATGCCTTCATAGAACGTGCAGAACTTCTGGTGGGAGGACAGACCATCGTGAGTCTTACCGGTGAATACATGGCGATTATGTCGGATCTTACGGATTCGCAGAGGACGCGAGAAAATAACGACACCATCTTGAAGCGCAACGTGACGCCCACGAGTTATGGAACATCGTCCTTCGCGTCACAGTTTTTGGTCGAACTGCCATTCTTTGGAAGGGGTTATGCAAATTCTTTTCCTCTTCTGGCTCTTAATAGGCACACCATCGAAGTTAGGATAACATTTAGAACGCAAGCGGAGTTGGGGAGCCTCCCGGTACCAGAGGTTGTGCTTGATTTACAGGCCATCTATCTGAACGAAGAACACCGCCAGTTCTTTCTTGGAAAACAGTTAGACTATGTCATACAACAAACACAACTTGCCCGAGTCACTGTGGGGGATCTCGAACAGATGCGATTCAAAACCGAATTTGAAAATCCAGTCAAAGAATTCATCCTGGTCGTTCAGAATGACTCTGGGACTGATGGTGTTTTTGATTATTCTTCGCATAAAAGCGCCACATACACAAGCTATCTAAATGACCAGGTTACCCGATGGCGACTATTCCTGAATGGTCAAGTTTATTTTGACCTAGACCAAATGTCCATGAGAGCCATTCAACCCTATGAACATTACATTCAAACACCAAGTTACAAGGTGAATATATTCAACGTTGGAGAAGGAACTGTCAACATGAGTCGAATATCAGGTCAGATTTTCGAACTAACTCTTGTTGATAATAGCGTATCGCGTAAAGCAAGACTCTACGCGGTAAACTTTAACGTCTTCCGCTGCCAAGGCGGGCTCGGTGGGACACTATTCGTCTAATCAAGCTTGATCTCTCGGCGCTTCTTGTCCGAGGTTCGCATCTTGAAGAACAGACGAAGCACGCCATCCACGTAACTCGCCTTGTAACCCTCATCCGATACATCCACGTAACTGGGCAAATCGAATGAGGTACTTCGATTCTCGCCGTATGCCACCGTCACCTCGTGATCATCAGAAGAAAGGGTGATATTAATGTTGTCCTTGCCAACCCCGGGCAGGTGCATCTCAATCTCAAAGCCCTCGTCTGTGGTGTGGGTACGCTTGTATAGATATCTGTCAGCCAATTTATTATTAAACTGCTTCTCCATGTTTGGAAGCTCATTCAGAACCTTGGACGTCGTGTCCAAAAGGTCGTAAAGATCGCCATGCCGAAGAAAAGGTAAAAAAGCCATTGTACTTTATCTTGGAATCTTTTCTTTAATTATCTTCCATTCCTCCCAGTTGGGGGATCGGGTGTCCGCCACGCAGACCTCAGCGATCAACCGCATCGGCGTGGGATACATTGAATACACCTTGTCATAAGCATAGAACGAATACATGTGACTCAGGTGAGGTGTGTGCTTGATGTCCAGACCCTCCACATCACACTCCCAGCCAAGTGAATGCAACGGATCAACCGCGTACTGCTTTCCAATCTTTCCGTATTGTTTGAAATCTACGACATTGTATAGTCTCCCGAGGTTGTCTGGATCGGGAACGGTCGCGTGATTGGTCGAGATGGTGATGTGTGGGATGTGC